ACCAAAAGAGCCTGTGCGACCTGGGTCAAGAAATGCGCCTGCAATTCCCCACCAGTCAGTTTGGTTGTTACGTGCGTCTAGGCTTTCAGCAACTTTTTGCAAAGCCGCCAAGTACTCTGTTTGTGCCGCGTCAGACAGCCCAGTAGGCGCAGCAGGAATTGTAGGTAATGCCATGATTGCCCTTTACTTAAGCCAGCCTTGGATCTTATCGCCTATCCATGACCCAAATGAACTATTGGATAAGCCCCCAACAATGCCACCAAGCCCTGCAATTTGCGACAATGGCGATGACGAGTACTGCCCTGCTTGACCCGGGCCTTCATACGTACTAGTCACTGATGTAGGCATGTTGTAGCCACGTAGCAAGTTGGCTTCAGTACTTAATGTTTGCAATGGAAATAACTGCTGATTTTGTGCATTTGTTTGCTGCTGCGCGCCCATAGTGGACAACGCGTTAATGTCATTCAAATTGAATTGCTGCTGCCCGGCGCCAAGATTCTGCGCTGCTTGCGCGCCTGACAATTGCATCTGCCCCTGCGCGCCAGCTTGTTGACCTGCAAGTTGCCCGAGATTGCCATACAAACTGGCTAAATTTTGTCCAGCCTGAGCGCCTGACAATTGCATCTGCCCCTGCGCACCAGCTTGGTTACCTGCAAGCTGTCCAAGATTGCCATACAAACTGGCTAGATTCTGCGCTGCCTGAGCGCTTGACAATTGCATTTGCCCTTGCGCACCAGCTTGTTGACCTGCAAGTTGCCCGAGATTGCCATACATATTGGCTTGGTTTTGTGCTGCTTGCAACGCTTGCGTGTAGCCACTTTGTAACGCGCCGGCTTGCAATCCTGTAACGCCTACGCCTGCATTGGCAATATTCTGTGCTAGCGCATTGGCGCCACGTTGTGAGCCAAACTGGCCTGCGCCAACAATGCCTGCTGTAGTTTGTGGCGCCAGATTTTGCGATATGTTTTGATTGCCTAAAGCGCCAATAGACTCCACTACGTTTTGCGTGTAGGGATTCATGTACTGCTGCACAGTTTGATATGTTGGTGCAGCTGCAGCTTGCATGTAAGGCTGCGCAGCGCCTACGATGTTGGTCCCCATTGCGCTATTGATTGCAGAGCCTGCTTGCTGCAATGGCTGCGCAGTAGCTTGCATATAAGGCTGCGCAGCGCCTACGATATTAGTTCCTAATGCAGTATTGATTGCAGAACCTGCTTGCTGCAATGGTTGCGCAGTAGCTTGCATGTAAGGCTGCGCAGAGCCCGAAATGTTAGCACTTAATGCATTGTTTATTGCGTTACCTGCTTGCTGCACGTAAGGCTGCGTGGCCCCTACACTTGAGCCTGCAAGATTGTACGCTTGCTGTTGCAAAGGTTGTGTGCCAACGTACTGCGCACCTTGTACAGCAGCTTGCCCTTGCTGCGCAATGTTGTTAAGGTAGTCAGTGTAAAAAGCAGGCGCGGTTGTGGCCTGCGCTGTTGTCGATTTAATGTCCGCTAAAGGGGTGCCTGCGCCAAGATCTGCCATGATTTATCCTTTGAGGTATTCTAAAGGCGACTTGGCCTTTGGGGGTATTTTGTCAACAGGTGCTGAGCGCTTATGCTTACGAATTGCTTGCCGCATTTCATCGAGTCTTTTTGCGCCTGCATCTGAAGAGCCATTACCTAATGCTGCAACCGTGTCAGCGTCAAACACGTATTCGCCATCAGCAAGCATGGCAGGAATATCGTCGGATTGACCGTCGCCTTTACCTTTGACATAATGACCTGTTGCGCCTGTAATGAACTCAGGCTGATGGTGCGCAAGGCCGCCACGCTTATAACCTTGCGGGGCTGCACGATTTGCCAATGCTGCAATAGTAGGGCCGTGCCCAAAAGCCAATTGCGGCAAGTCTCTTAATATAGACGCGTTTTGCTGCGCAGAACCCGTGGATAGATTAGTTGGGTCTAAAAACCCACCAGGGTTTTTGCCTTGGTCTTGCGTGCTCAACATGTTAATAGCCAATTGAGAAAGATTAGGCTGCGACCCGCCACTACTACCAAGCGCTTTTGCAATGTCTTTTGCAATATTTGAAGGCGTGCCTGCTTCAGCAAGCTGCTTGAGCGCGTTTGCGTTGCCTAATGTTGCCAAGTCATAAAGCGATGATCCTAGGCCAGTTGTGCCGTACGCAGCTGCAAGAGCTTCAGGGCTTAATAAACCTTGCGCAGCCATACTTGCACCAAGAGCGCCAGGAGCCATGCCCGATGCAACAGCTTCATTTGTCAATGCTGTTCCTGTTGCACCGCCATACCCAGAAGCTAGTGGGCTTGCTGCTGCGTCAAAGAGACTGCCACTTCCACCAAACTGCGCAGCGGCGTTGTAAGCGCCACTACCAACTAAAGATGCTGGTATCCCGGCGTTAATTGCAGCATTCAATGCTGATGCGTTCATGCCATAACCGGCGCTGCCCATCATCGACTCCATTGCAGCAGGCGTAAGATGCGGTGCAGCAACTGCAGTTTCCGCTACAGGCGCAACTGCAGTTTCAGCTACAGGCGCGGCCGCGCCTGTAATAGCGTCATACGCAAGAGGCGCCGCATAAGTAAGTAAGGCTGCGCCTGCTGCGTTATTTGCAACTTGATTCCAGTCATTGCCTTGTGCACGAGAGATCAAGCCATTGGCAGCTGCAGCTCCGGCTGGGCCGCCAAAGTAGGCAGCAGCCGTAACAGCAGCTGCGTTAACCAGCTCATTGCTAGTTAGCTCTTTGCCTAGTGCGCCTAAGCCACTTGTGCTACTATCTGTTGTAAGTGTCTTAGATAGATCATCAAAGTTAATGCCTAAAAACCCACCCCCACCACCAAATAATCCACCTCCTCCAGATGACCTTTGCCCTTCTTGCGTTACGTTCCCTTCAGGGTCATAGAACCTGACCATGTTTGTTGCGGGGTCATAGCTTGTATAGGCCGCATTTCTATCCGCAAAAGCTCTTTGTTCTCCTTTTCCACCAGATGTACTCTCGTACATCCCAGTTGACTCAATTGCGCCACTAGCGATTTTTTTCTCAAAGTCAATTTGCTTTTGGCTTTTTTTGTACGTTGGGTCATCGGCAAAAGTAATTGTTGGCCCGCCCCGGCCATTAGGGTTTTCGGTTATGACGGGAACCATGCCAACTCGACCAATCAATTGGTTTCCGCCGGCGCCCCTGTCTCTGCCGCCTGCTGCGCCGCCGTAAATTGGCGCGCCGTATCCCACAGGCAACGCAATTTCATTATTGTCTTCGTCTCTTGCTCGTGTGGTTCCGGGTACGTAAGCTTGTGTATACGCAGGTGCTGCTGGCGCTGCTGCAGCAGGTGGTGACATGCTGTAGTTAGTTACACCAGCGGCTCTAGCTGCCGCAGGTGTGCCATACGCTGTCCCGTCTGGGCCGTAGACAACTACTTGTATGCCTGCTTCTCCCATCCCCACTGGGTTATTTGGGTCAAATGGAGGCGGTTCAGCTTTTGATCTACTTTCTTGTTGTAGTGCACCACCTAGTGGTAGTGCAGGCCCAGGCATCTTTTCTAAATCGCTAACCGGTGCAGGCCCAGGCATCTTTTCTAAATCGCTAACCGGTGCAGGCCCAGGCATCTTTTCTAAATCGCTAACCGGTGCTGGTGCAGGCGCTGGCGTGTTAACAACTTTCTCAATTGCTTGACTTACCCATCCCATGGTTAGCCCCTTAAATGAAATGTTGCAGAGTACGTGCGATCCACACCCTCATTCACTTTTGCAACTGTGGTTGGGTATTTGAAAAACTTACCTAAACTGTTCAAAGAAGGGTCATCATAATACGTCACAGCATCAACAAATCGCCTTTTTGCTTGCTTTAGCATGGACTCAATGCCATCCACTAAATCTTTTAGTCCACCTGCATTGATGGCGTGAAACTCCATGGTGTCAGGTTTATCAGTATGCTCATCCACAAGAAAAATGGTTTTGCCTACGTAGTAGTAAATACGGCCTTGCGCAACATACTGTAGAAACGTGTTTTTAGCATCATCCAAAGTGTACTCACGACCTGCATGATGCTTGTCGTAATCAGCTTCAATGATGTCAAACAGTTCTTTTATTCCTGCCATTTTATGGTGCCCCTACTGACATAATGCCAACCAATGACTTGGCCCAATCTTGCCATGTCTTAAAGCCAGTCTGATCAGGCACGCCTGAGTTTGCAAAATAGCCAATGCCCTGTACACCATTGGCCCAATCTCGCCAGTGATCTTCAGGCACCATGCCTAATTGCTGCGCAGCAAACAGCTCATTCATGAGGGCGCACCATCTATCCCATGTAAGCCCGCGCGGGTCATATGTAGTCATTACGGGTTTCCTGTGCTGCGTTCATCGCCAACATTAACACTCAGGAGTATTTTACCTGTTTCGTAGTTCCCATTGAAAGTATTTGACTCAAATCGTAAGCGCATTTCACGGCGCTGCTCACGCATGTCAACTTTAAGCGTAGTAGGCGAGAAGACATAGGGGTCAGAGTCAACGTCTACATCATCAGCGTAGCCCTTACCTGTAACCACTAAACTCATATCACCTGACTGGACAAAGTCAGGCTCCATACGCTCAATGCGCATCCAGCGATTTGCGCCTTGCACTTGATCTTGCCCAGGCCCACCAGTTACCCACCCAATATTGTTAGTCTCAAAGAAGGATTGCACAGCATCAACATTGGTTAGGTACACTTGATTTGCGCCAGTTTCATGCTGCCACAATGTATACTTGCTTTCAGTGTTTGCAACATTGCCACCCCAAATAGGATAGTGGAACACTTCTGAAAACACACCAGCAGATCGAGCTGCCCCGGGGGCAAATCCTGCGTCGTACCAGACTTGATCACGCACATTGAAAATGATGGCGTTGTTGCATTCAATAGCATCACCTGATGGGTAAAACCACCAGATCTCACCCCAACGTGGTATTTTTGCAGCCCAAACTTTTTGTCGTTGGCTGTAGTTTATGTTGTCAAAGAAGAAATTGATGTTGGTGTTATTGGCAACTTCTTGGACCACGCCGTTGTACATCAAAAAGCGATCAACCGCAACCCAATAGATAATGCCATCATACTCAATAACGCATTGACTCGACATGATAGATGTTTGCGTTGAGATGATGTCGTACCGCCAGTACAGCGTAGAAGTCCCTACCGTGGTGGGCGCATAGGTTACCCTGGTCAGCTGGTCGAGTGACCAGAAGAGGCCCGCAGGGGACGTCGTGCCGCCTCTGAGCGCTATGCCCTTAACAATCTTGGTTGCTGAGACATTGTTGGCGTTGGCATCAGCACCAACCCAGTTGTTGAAGTCACCTGCACTGCAATTTTGGATAAGGCCATTGTTACCATAGACAAATAGGTACGGGTAGAGCATGCATGCCCCGCCTGATACTGAGATATTATTATCAAAAGTCAGTGTCTGCGCGCCATTAGTGCCGCTTGCAGATAGCGTTACAACCGTTGTACTGGCGCCTACAACAGACGTAACCACAGTTGTGTTTGCAGGTACACCCCCACCGGTGACTGATTGGCCTGCGCCAACGTTGTAATTCAAACTAGAGATGGTAAACGTTGTCCCAGTTGATATAGTGCCTGCAACAGAAAAGACGCCTACCTTGCTTAATGACCCACCTGGAAATGTCCCAGACAGCACCGGCGTATTGATGGTGTTGTCAATGTACTTTAAGTTTTGACCCGGGTGTGCAACAACTTGCAAAGCGCCTGCGCCATCATTGTAGCCAACATCAAATTGCCACAAGTTATTAACGTTTGCAGTAAAGTTTGATAAGCTAATATTGATAGGGCCTGAGCCTACGCCATCAGTATTTGACGTTTGCCATTGCTGCAAGTAATTAGCAGAGCCTGAATACACGTAATTCAGACCTTCTTGCGACTGCATTACCATGCCACGACTAATCTCACTGGCGTTTAAAAATATGGCGTTGTAGCCCCCGATTTTACGAGCACGACCGCGTTGAAATCTAACCCATAGCCCGTCAACGTGCATTGGCGAGTCAAACAGTGTACCGTCACGCTGAATGCCAGCTTTAATAGCCAATGAAATGACGTTAGCTGCCATTAAAAGCTGCCTCCAGCAATGCCACTAGTAAATGTGCCAGTACCATTCATAGTCAAACCCGCAGCATTGTAGTAGCCTGCTTGCGCATTGGCAATCACAAAGCCTACTTGGCTTGAGCCTACTAAGTACATACCTGAGTTAATGTCGCCTGTAAATTTAAGTGATGGCGTAGCAAGTGAGCCATTACCTAACGTTAATGTGGTAATACTACTTGCTGTGCCTGAAGCGGCATTGTAGACATTGGTACCGTCACAAATTACAACAAGCGAAGTGCTTTGCCCAATAGCAAGAGTTGCGCCACCAACTGCAGACGTTTTTACAGTAAAGCTAAACGCCCCTGTTGTGTTATTTGCTATTGTGTAAAGCTGCACCGTGGAAGGCACCACAATAATCTGGTTGCTGGTTAAAGTGCCTGTATACGCTTGAATTGTATTGGCGCCTTGGGCGGACGTCAGAGTTGTAGTGCCTCCAGTAACCACCAGGGACAACTGAGTGTATGCAAAAGAATTTGACCTACCATAACCAAAGGTATTCCATCCAGTGCCACTGGAGACCAGGACAAGGGACTCAGTCAATTGCAGTTGCTGATTTGCATTACCGTCAATGGTGTCAGTACCTGCAGGTGTAAGAGTTAGAATGCCTGACCCATTATTGCGAAGCATGCAGAACCAGTTGGCGCCTGCAGTGGCTGCTGACGGCAACGTAATTGTGCCTGCGCCACCGCCCCATACAACAAACTTGGCCTGTACAGTAACTGGCAATGTTGTGTTGGTGTAGTAATTGACAATCTGATAGCTCTGATTGAGCGTTGCGCCAATGGCTGTTAGGCCGTAGCCTGCTAAAGTTGCTGCATTTGCAGCTGACGTACCCGCGCCAAAAGTTACAGTCGCCCAAGAACCTGATGTGGTGCTATTGTCAGTAAGATAAATGAAGTACGCAACGCCGGATGCAGCAGAAACAATCGTGCCTCCGCCATTGTTCTTAACTGTAAACGCCAGTGAGCCAACATTGCGAATCAGAATTGATTGGCCCGTTGATACTTGCGTTGCAGCCGGCAGCGTTAATGATAAGCCAGAATACGTTGTAGTAGTGACCTCAATAATGCTGCTGACAGGCGTAGTGTTATTGCCATTGATAGGCCAATCAAGTGTGGTGTCAGCTGTAAGGCTAAGATACTCGTAGCTAACATCTGAAGGCTGAATCGTTTGCCCAGTAAATGGGTTGGTGTATGTTGTCATGATTAAGAATCCTGAACTATGGCTTGACGATCGCCAATACGTAACGTGTCTTCAGTCTTCAAGGCAGCCAATGCAGCGTCAAACATTTGACCCCAAACTGCAAGTCGCGCGTCGTCTTTCAAAAATGGCGCAGTTTGCTTTAGCGTACCAAACAACATAACGTTAGGCGCATTCTGTGTTAGCCAGTTTGTCTGATTGGCAGACGACAGGGGAGTAAGACGCGTGTAGCAAAGCGTTTGAAAAGCAAAATTGCTTGAGGGAGTAGGCGCAATAAACCAATTATCGTAGTCGTAATCGGCGTAGTACAACGGCGTGCCAGTTGACGTGGCGTTAGGCCAGTACTGGCTTAAGTATTCTAATTTACGCAGCAAAATAGGTTGCTTTTCACCTGCTGTTGTAGTGAGTGTCATAGACACAGTCTTGCGCCATCTTGCAGGTTTTTGGATGACAGGGTTGCCGGACGTCATATTGCCATTGGCAACAACCATTTGACCCAACGTCTTAATGGTCTCTGCAATCTCAAACTCAGCCAACGCAATGGCCTGCGGTATGAATGCAACAACTGCTGCATCTTTACGCTCAAGATACTGCAAAACGCTACTACTGAGGCTATCATACGTTAAGACAAAAGACGGCGTTGTCATGTTGTAGCCTCGGATAAATTATGCGCAAGTCCGCGTAGCTATTGTATCAACGATTATGCCTGCGCCAGCATTGATTCTGCGGCGTCTTGGACATGGTCTACCCGAGCCAACCAGCCCTTTAGGAACTTTTGCTGGGACGGATTGTTGGTTGCAAGGCCGCTGTAAAAGCGTTGCTTCTGGTCGGCAAAGTTCTTCAGCAACACGGTGGGGTCGGTCTTGGCAACCCGGCCCAGAGTCCCAGAGCCAATGACGCCGTCATCAATGGCCCCCACAGCCCGCTGAAGGAACTTTGCGGCTCGGGAGACCCCCGCATTCACCGCAAAATCAAAGACGGCGTAATCGACGCCTGCGGGCAGGTCATCGCCCTTGACCTTGTCCCAGTACATTTGCTTGTAGAACGGCTTTACCGCATCCTTGGTCAGCGCTTTCATCTCTCCCGGTTGGATGGCGCGGCCAAGGTACGCGCCCCAAGCGCCGATAGTGACTCCGAGATTGGTCTCACCTCCGGCATCGTCTTTGTCCCAAACGTAGCCACCCTCGGACTGGATCACCCGGTCGAAGGACATATCGAAGTTGGCGTTCATTTAATCGCCTCCGCCTTGGCAAGCAGTTCGGTTTTTTCCTTGCTGCCCGCAGATGAGCCAAAGTAGA